TAGGACCGTGAGGCCCTCCAACAACGAAAGGCTGTTGGCCTAACCCCTCCTATCTCACGATAGGGGGACCCACTTCACCATATAGCTGAAAGGAGCATCACGCGGCGTAACGCCGACGCGACCGTCCCCGGTGCCATATAGTGCGCTAGCTAGTACAACGTCAGGGTCCCAATTATTCCAGCTTAACGGCTTGGAAACGTTGATGACCCCCCGGAAGTACCTAATGCCAAATTTCCACCTGTAACGCCACTGACTTTCGTCACTGTGCATGACAGAGTCCCCGAGCTGCTCGGGGCCGAAACAATAACGGATAGAACTTGGTAGGCAAGCCAACCAAGGATGCAAAGCCTCAAGATGCGATCGGCCTGTGAAGGCTTCAAGCTTCTTAAGAGATTTGCGAATACCGTTAATGTCGGGGAAGAGGGACCACGGATCATTTCGAAGTTCCTTAAGGTAAAAGGGTCTAACGTCGGCGCCTTCAAAGAAGTCGCCTCCGCAGGATTCCCGAAACCCAACAGGTCCTACAAATGATTTCTCCTCGTTAAGGGAGAATCCGCAGTACCTCAGCATGGCTACCACGGCTTTCGACGCGGAATCCGGAACGATCAAGTCATCGCCAAAGACGAAGAAATCACGTCCAAGATCCCCAGACCGGCCACATTCATCCAGTGAAACTGAGATGAGCGCAGCAAAGATCAGTGTCTCGAGCTCGAAAGTGTAACCATTACCCATAGAGCTGAATTTCTCCAGCCTATGCCAACGTCCATCCACTTGCGTGAATGGGGAACGGAGAGCGTTAAGCTCTTCGAACCATGCGTCGGGCATGACTAACTTCACAAGGTTAGTACATACGGTATCGCTAGCATTTGAAAGATCGAGAGTAGCGAACTCCCGCGTAACAGAGGACTCCATCGCCTTGCGACGGTGAATATCCTGAGCACGATCCAAGTCCCACCCAGCGCGGTTCCTGAGGCCACGTCGGATAGAAGATCCTAGACCAAGCTGATAGAAAACGTTTATTGCGGGTTCAACCGCAATAGACCGATCTATAAGCCCGGTTTTCGGAACGGTAAGATAGCGATTGCCTCTTACCCAGGACAACTTTCTCCGGAAGGCAGGGCGCTTTCGCGCCCAAGCCGTCTGCCAAAAGGGTAACAAGTACCATTTGGCTCCGGATGTGAGTGTGGGTGTTGACGTCATTTTATCGGGTACGGTAGTCAACCGGCCTCGATCGGAGAACGTAGCACCAGGTCCGAACTTACCCTGAATTGTATCCAAGTCAGGGGGACGGAAACCAATCCAACTAGCGATCTTTTTTCTTACCGAGAGGAAAAACCTCTCGATAACCGCGTCGGCTTCTGACTCAATGGAGCCATGAAGGAAGCGGGAGAGTCGTTCATTGGTCTGATAGCACTGATGCTCACCTTGGAACCACTTGGTTAGAGCGGCTTTACGGCGATCGATACCCTTAACGGAGAGGCCCTCAATCTTTTTACAGAGAGAGGTAGCTTGCACGTCACGGAAGTATCGCTCAGGACTGTCATAATGGCGTGGATCCAACTTAAGTGAAAGGATCCCGGCGTAATCCTTATACCGTAGCATAATCGCCACGGTCAAGGCTCGCGCCGTCTCCAGCTGCTCCAAAAATGGAAGCAGCACTCGTAAAGAAGTATTTAACGAGTCCATGTCTCAGTCTCCTGTGCCCCGATTTAGGTCGGGGCGTAACCTGCTTGGGCGCTGCTCTTGACGAGCGCCGCCGCGCACAGGTTCAGGATCTGCGCCGCAGCCTCATTGAGCTGCGCTGCAGGGATCGACTGAGGCAAGGTGAAGGTTGCCGTGAAGACAGACCTGTCCTTCGCGCTGTAGAGCGTCGTGGTCGTGTCTTGGACAGCGTAAGGCATCACACCCTCAAAGGTGAGTTGCCGAGCCGTCTTCGGACCGTTCCACTTGCTGGCGAGCTTGAAAGTACTCCGAAGTCCAACCGGAAGACCCGCGGCCGCACCAGTGTCTTGACGCCACACGGCAGGAGAGTTTTCACCTCCAGAAGCCGTAACAGCGTCATACACGATGTCGGTCGTACCGTCTGCTTTCTTGACGGTAATGGAAGCCATTGAAGGCATATTAAGTACCTTTTCGGAACTTGTGCTAAGCGCACAAAGCTAATGGGCCCTTCACCGCTACTTACTTAGGATCTGCGTTAGCAGGGAAACCGCAGTAAGTGCGCGTTCTTTTGAAGGGAGTTTTAGTTGAGAGATGTTGAAAACCGGGGAGGTTAAACCCGGATTTCGGCCAGCCCACACCCCTGTACCGGACCAAGTGAGATTAGGAACGGGAGGACTGCCAGAAGCAGTCCAAACGTTCATTCCTCTCACAAAGGTTTCGATTTTCCAGGAAGTATGGGTGCCAATCATCTCCATGCCGGCAAAGTCGCTGAACGAAGAAAGAACTTGTCCAACGTTTGCAAACCAGTCAACTACAAACGAGAAGGGTACTAGCTCCCACAAAATACCAGCAGGGTTTAGGAGCCCAAACTGGTCGAGTGAGTGCAATCCCCTATCCGTTATAGCGCGAATCGTGCCCCCCTGAAAAGAGGAGAAACGAATCCCACCAGTACGGATCCTCTTCCAGTCACCAAAATCGGTGGTAAGGTCGAGGTTAAGGTCCCTATGGGAACCTCCCGTTTGCTTCGTGAATTGCTTTACAGGGTTGTTCAGCACCTCGATGGAATCGAAGATTCCGCCGATAAGTGGAGTCCAACCGAAGTAATACTCCAACCAGTTATTAGCAAAACTCTTTCGGACGCTTACGCCTTTAGGGATGAATTTCATCCTGAAGGTTTGGGCGGCTCCGAGAAAGTCAAGCTTTCTAATCTGATTGGCAGCTTTCACGAGTGTGGTACATGACGACGCGATCATGCTGAGACTCGAGCGCGACTCAGCAAAATCTACCCCTAACTGTGCATCATCGTACACTTTATCCTTAAAATTCGCGTAAGCCTTGTTACGGGCTTCCAAATATAAGGAATCGTTGTAGAATTGCGTAGGAAGGGATTGCGCGTTGCAGCCGGATTCTCCAAGATAGACATGCGTATTGTCAGGCACTTGCTGATACTTACCGACTTGTCTCTGATACGAGCTAACGACGTTAAAGGGCGCCTTTTGGGCGGTTCTAAAGTCGCTTTGATCGAAATCAGAGGGGAAGCCGTTGGGTAAAAACGATTGCTTGACCTTAGGCGGTCTATCAAACAGAGGGGCTACCATGACTGGTCGTTACCACGGAGTCTAACCGAGCAGGGTTTCCCTGCTGACTCCAGAGACGGTTTCACCTTGCCTTCTGCATCGAGGAATCGAAAGAGCTCGAATAGAGACCCTCTAGAGATGAAATACTCATCGTTTACCCAGACTTCGACGGTTTGACCATCGATTTCTCGGTAGACAGAGAAGTGTTCATTCTGGAAGATTTTATATCCGAGCGTCATAAGATTCTCCAATGTAGAACAAGGGCTAATCTAAGACACAGCAGCGCGTTAAACCGCTGTAAGTCGAAGACTAGCCGAG